AAAAGTATTTTTTTCATTTCACACGAGGGTTTTTAATAATTTTTTCAATATATTCAATTAGTTCCGGATCTTCATCTGAGGTTAATACAATAATTTCAAATACCTCTTCACTTCCATATTTATCTGATAACAAACCAAATGCCTCCGAAAGAAATGATGTTGCATACCCCCAAGTCCCATCTAATTCTATTATAAGTTTGGACTTATTGTTTCTAACATCCTCAAACTGCTTGTCCAAAAAATCACTAAAAAATTGCTCACCGGAAAAAGGACCATCTTTCCTGTACCTTGCTCCCGGAGCATCACTAAAATCATTAGCAATATTAATTGTTATAGTCAAGAGACCTCACTCTGAATTTCAAAGCTAAAAAGTGTTCCTTTAAAATTTTCATTCATAACTGATACTTTATTGTTTTTTGCATCAACAAACCCATCATTACTGATTATAGTAAAGGAATTAAAAATGCCACATTGTGCATGTTTATTAATTAAAGGCATCCCTCTACCCCTATTTTTTAGACCTGTACGAGATGTTATCATACCGGCAGCCAGCTCAGAATAAATTTTAGTCAACTCAGCCCCCCTTTTATACAAAGTACTTCTCAACTCACTAAATAAAACTGGATGTTTATTCAAATACTGCTTAACAGGAAGGCTTTCAAATAACCCAACACCTAAGTCTATAAAAATAAATTTTATACTTTGATTATCACTATTATAAAAGGCTAAAAAAAACCATGGATGAAGGGGATCGTTACTTGAGGATGCATGATTATTGGTGTTAGCCATCAGCTCTATTAGGATTTCATATAATTCTTTTATCTTCCTAACCTGACCATATAAAATATTGCTAGCCCATATAACTATATTTTTAGCCTCTACACTTGCTACTAGTTTATTCTGCACCTTAAAGATTGGTATATTCATGGTGTCATGCTCACTTAAATGCTTATGTACTTTTTTTTCTATACCCCATTGGTGTAATTTGGATTTTAAGTCCTCACGATTTGGGAAGCTTATTTGTTTAATCCTTCCCATATGAATATTAGAGTCTTTAATCTGAGCTATTATGACAGCTACTGTTTCCTCTGAGATATTCTCTATTTCAGCTAAATCATACAATACATTATAACCTTCTCTAAAACAGCTCTCTACTACACCAAAATATCTAATAGATAGTTGTGGTTGTGTTTTTAAGCAGAAATCCTTAGGTGGTGATAACCTTTTAATACCTAACTCTTGCTTCTTTTCTTTTGCCATAACTTTTCTTATAGTTAATTGAAATACAGAAAGTACCGAACCTTTTGTACCAAATAAGTGACTACAAATCATCTTCGCTAGGTAAGTCCACCACACGAAACCTCTCTTTCACTGATTAAACCAATACAACGCAGTCCCTAAAGTCACATCTGAGCATAAAAAACAATCTCTAAAACGAGTGATTGTGCTAGCTGTCAAATAGATTTTTTTGTAATACGCGATTTTATATTACCAATAGATTTTAATGGAACAATTTTTAATTGCTCTGAGATTTTATTTATTGAAGGCAAATACAAAACTATTAAGCTATCTGAATTAGCAATAAGATAACCCTTTACATCTTTACCTTCTATAGTAAAAGTTTTTTTCCGACTAAATATATTTTCATTTTTTACTTTATTTGTTGAAAATTCTTTATACTCATTTAATGCTCTCTCTACGCCCAGTGAACTTGATAAATCTAACAGTTGGTAGAAAAACAATAAAAATAACAACAACGATATTAAGATAAGAAAGAACTGAGCAATACATTTTGCAAGAAACTTAAATATCGCTGGCGGCTCAAGGTTAGCATTATTTTTACTGTTAAATACCCCATAAATTTTTAATGAAACTTTTCTTGTGAAAGGTGACTTAGAAATTTCACGAACTAAATAAAATGGAAAAAATACTGCTAATCCAATCATTAGCGCAGGAATTACCACATTAATTCCACCGATAAACCAAACGGTAGCACCCTGAATGAGCACTTCTTGGGTATTCGTTTTAATTAAACTTGGCTCAACGCCCCATTCAGTAAGGTATGAACTGATATATGATGCACCTGAAATGTATAAAAGAGATGTAATTAATGCCAGTAGGATACTTGCACTTAACAGCTCTCTAAAAATAGGTATTCTATCCATTATTGAATTGTTACTCCTTGTTTATAGTGCCCTGATACCTACCGGTTCCTAGCAGATTGTATCAATCAACTTAGGAAATACCAACAATATCTGATAGCAGCATCAAAGATGCTACCAGGCTAGATTCAGGTATTCCTACCCTAAAGTAATCCGTGTATAAAAAAGAAAATAGACCTAGTACAGCAAATATAATAATTTTTAAGTACGTCAAAACACCTTCTTATAGGGGCGATATAAAACCTGTTATTCCTGAGTAAATGCATACAACACAATCCCCAGAGCTACACCTGACCATAAGAAATACTGGTTTGGGGTCGGTATTCTTACCGCTTGATATTGCTCCATCCAATCATCATTTCCTGAATCATCACAGCCGACTAAAATAGTATCTATTCCGCTAAAATCCAAGCTATCTAAAATCACCCCTTTATCGTGTCGCAGGGCTATGATATTTGAATTTGGCTCTGGTAGCTTCTTTGATTCTTTTTCGCTTAACGTGGCATTGAATGAACGACAGGTTTCTTCTATAAAGTCCCAGTGCAACTTACTGTGCTTTGGGTTAGTCATCTTATGAGCTATAACTTCCATTTTTTCTCTGGGCATTTTGCGCCTGGTATCATTGTCTTTCCCTGTATAAAGCAGCCGCATTTTGTACACTGCATTATTTTTGTATTTTTATTTATTAATAGAGGGCACTTATTACATACATCTAGCCGCTCTTGTCTTATCTGCCTAAATGATTTATTGGCGGTTAATATATTTAACAAGTTCCTGAGCTCTCATAGCGGTCAACTGTTACTGATGGCGTGGACATATTTGTGCTCTGCTCAGAATAATATTCTTCTGACCCATATACCGTGTACTGATTTATTCTTGTTTCTGTTAATCCCGTATCCCCATACATATTCTCTGCTGTGGTCTCCTCTACGAAATTACCATTACAATCCACGGTTTGTGTGATTGTGGTGATTACTTTATTAAAGTAAAATCGCCCGCCATCGTTATAGGTGTGATAGGTATAATATCTCTCTCTATTAACTGTATAAGCCCCCGTAGACACACAAATGCTCACTAACTTTGTAACCCTATCTGAATAATAATTCCAAGAGTTCATGGTGGGGCCTGTGGCGCTATGATTCCCCCCATAAGTACTCCAAGGTATTAAAACACCGGCCACTCTTCTATATACCGTGTACTCGCCAACTTCCTCGTTATATTCCAGCAGCCCTGTATATGACCACCGAATGGTGTGCGCTGCCTCCAACTGAACATACTTAAATAAGCAAGGGCTTAGATCATAAGAATCACTAGGGACTACCAAATCTCGTGCCATGCCTTCGTAGGGTAAAAAGCTTATCGACCCAGTTTCCCCGCCAAACTCTGAGTCACTAGCCCAAACTCCCACCGCCTCACTGATAGTTGTCTGATATACATCGACAGCCAAATTACCAATTTCTCCCAAATGCACTAAGTCGGTTAGGGTATCTGAAAATAGCAATCGTAATGTGCTTACATCAGGGCATATTCCCTCTTCATCAGGGTTATATACTTTAGGGTTGCTAACAAAACCAAGTATTCTGCCGCCTGCAATAACCCCATTAGTTATAATTGGGGATACTACTACCTTGTCACCATCCTCAAATGCTTTATACCCATCAAAATAATCAACAGACATATTTATAGCTCCTGCCGCCATAGGGTATCCAAATCGGCTGTTACTTCCTGCTATTTTTACGGGTATAGTTTTTTTATCCTCGTCTTTACTGTCAACAAGGTCATTGCAATCTCTATCCTCGTTGTCGTCATCTATTAAACTAATAACGCCCGACCGAATTATGGGCCGCCACTTGGCAAATCCTGGCTCCATAGCTGTATTCCAAAACGTCATACAAGCATCGTCAATGCTTGGGTATGCTTTTGGAACATTAAAGTGTGCCGCTGGTGTTAATGAAATCACTTCATTTTTTGGCGGCAAAAGATATTTTGCACTGGTCGTGCTTCCCGCATCATAATTCAAGCACCATAGCTCACTTTCCTCATTAGCCGCATAAATACCTCTTGACTCTTGACCATCTGCTAAGTCAACGCACCAAACATCTAAAATATTATTTTGTAGCGCTGGAATAGCTGCTAATTTTGCTTTCTCTATATCTAAGGATGCTTTGCTGGAGACTAGCTGGTTATAAAGCGACTTAGTTCTTATGTATATATTTCTAGCATTTAAGCCGTTGCTTGTTGTTTCGCTTATATCCTTATAGACTGACTGCCACTGGCTGGAATTAGTAGGGTATGAGTTAAGCAATGGAATAAGCGTATCTAACCTATTAATATACCAATTCCAATCATCATAAGCCGCCTGAACATTTAAAGCATATTCTGCTATTTGCGCCGATAATCTTATTATTTCAGCATCAATGATTGTTATTTTTTCAGCAATCCCGCTATCATCCATAAAAACTTCTACAGAATACAAGCCACCGCCTTTATGCGATAAAACTTTACACATACTCATACTGCAGTAACCTCCGTGAAGCTTTGATTCTTGCTTATAAATGTAACAACGCGCTTCGCTTTTATCTGAGCCTTATTTTCACCATAAAACAGCACATCTCTAAAAGAGATATTATTGTTCGGTGGTATTCTTACTGCTTTCTGATTATTTACATTTCTTTCGTAAAATTGTTTTTCAGAGAAAATGGTGGTTGCTGATGCGGTGACCGCACTCACTGAACTAGCATATATCTCAACACGTTCAACCCCGTTCGGGTCTGATATATCTCTCACTATTGCGCTAGCTATTAGCCGCTGAATACTGCTTATTTGCATGTATATTTCTATACCCAGCCCAATACTCTCATTTATTTCTGAATAATAATTGATAGGAATTGAAATTCGGACTTGTGTTGTTATATATCCTAATAATTCACTGAATTTTGTTATTGTGAAATTAATAGCGGGTATTGCTTTGCTATTATTAACTATAACCGAATAAGATATATCATCCCCTGCAAACTCAAAGCCGGTTAGTTCATGACTTAATTGCTTCCTACTTGAGCCTAATTTTTGCCATAGCTTTAATTCCGCTGATGCAGCCAATGCGGGCAAGGTTAGCAAAACAGATAAATCGCGATCTTGTTTATAGGCGTGGATAGTAGCAGCAATACTTAATGCAGGAAGTGTAATCTCAGCATTAATATCTGTCGTTCCAACATTTGCAGGTGTAAATGAAAAGCTATATGTTTGAGTTGGAAACCCCGTGCCCCGATAATAGCAATTTGTTTCTATATCAAACGCGCTTCCATCTTTTGCAGTAATCCCGCCCTCGTAAACATAACTACTAAGAAGAAAACCAACCTCTGGAATCCATACTGTATCGTAAGCAAGTGTTAATGTTCGGGACGCTGTTCTCGATGCTGTTGCATCACAGGTATAAACAACAACATGCCACGTTGTATCTGTATGCTTATACGCAACATAAAAATATAGCTCTGATGAATCGCTTGATAGCCTCAATCCATGCGCAACAATAGCGCCCGCATCAACATTGGGAATCACTGCTGAACCTATGTTGTACGTGACCCAGCTTCCTGAAACGACATCGGTGGCTATAAGCTGTACTTCATAGTTTTCAGTGTATGCCGTTTTTAGCATGTATATTGAGTCAGACGAGCCAAAACCCGTTTTATACACGCGACTATCAATTGCACCCAATGTGCTCTGTGCGGTTAGCCCTGCGGCTGTCGTTACGTTGTACGAAGTATAAGTATTAGCACCCTCAAGAATTGATATTGTTAAGCCATCCCTGCTCCATAAGCAATGGCTATAACTTATAGTCGTTACTGATGTATCAACATTTTTTATTTCTAAAACATCAGTATAAGTTCCCGTGCTGCTTAACGTGGACGAGCGCAAACTTTGCAAGGTTTTACCCATGCTACTAACCTGAGTAACATTTAAAAACCTAAATATAAGTCCCGAATAATCATAAGTAGGTCTTAAAATCGCGGCATAACCAGCAACATTAAATGTGCTTGTTGTGCTTTGCAATGTGCCACTGGCAACTATTGTTCCCGATGTATTAACTAGGCGATATTCATTCCCGTATGCCCCAGTGGTTCCTATAACGTAAGTACAAAGAATTAGTCCCGAGGTTGTAATTACAACATTATTTATTGTTCTTGCTGATTGAGAAGGAACATAAATCGCTGTTGATGGCACTAAATCAACCAATAATGAAAACGAGCCTAGATTACCTATTCTTGTATATAGCCCGCCATCACTGCCAACATAGGCAAAAAAATCACCAACCGCAACAACCTCAGTTCGTGCGATATGGGTTACTGGTAATGGAGATAATGCAGCCATTTTCTACAGCGCTGGTGCAGTTAATTGAAATGATATTATCTGCACAATATCATCAACATTAGTCGATATTACCGAAGTAATAATATCGCCACCGCCACCACTTAAAGTAACCGTCCCGTCAATCATTGCTGTACCATTAGACCGTTTTAGCCTTCCCCATCCCATTGTTCCGGCTGCAACCGCTGTTGCTGATACGGGAAGTGTTAATACTCCAGAGCCACTAACCGCCGCAACCGCCGCCGGATTCTGGATGGTCATTGTTGCCAATAGTGTTCCCGTTGCAACACTGCTCGTGTTCGCAGGCTGCGTCCCAGTTCTTATCTCAAGAGTTCCCGCGCCAATAACCGACATAATGCCGTCTATTTGTGCGTTTCTAGTCTCTTCTGATATTTTAAAAGCCATTATCCAACCTCTACTTCTAGCGTTAAATTATTTGATTTTCCATTTGTCGAAATAGTTGTTTCGGTTACAACGCCTGAAATATTGCCCTCAGTGAATGCTGCGCCCACGCTATAAAATCTGTAATTATTAGGATTTACCATGTAGATATAGCGCTGAACCGCCGCATTTTGATCGGTTAATTTCTTTTTACTACTGAAATTTATTAGCGTTATAGCTTGCTTAGGTGGCGTACTGAAATCGCCTCTAAGAATGATTGTATAAGTTGCGTTTGCCGCCCCTAAATCGTAGCGAAAATCATCTATTGCATAATCGAAACTTTGAATTGCATACGCATCCCCCAGCAAATTAATATTATTAATTGTGAGTAAAACATTCCCTTCAATGCGTGTCGTAATCTCTTCAATATCGAGTCTTGAAGTTGGAATTGTTAGCGAAATATAACCATCCACCCCTGCTTCGCGACTTACAACAGTCAATGCACTTATTTTTAACTCTAGCTCTTCAAATAACTGAGTTGGGCTGTAAATTTTCGCCACCGCACTAATTGCCGTCACTTCTGATATTGCGCCCGATATACCTGTTGTGCTGTGCGTGAATGATAATAGCATTAGCTGAACTCGATAATTTCTAGTGCTGCGGTATCTTCTGGCGTACTTATATCAGTTAAGGCCAGCACTGTTCTTTTTAGGTACATACCTATTAATCCGGCTGGCAAAACGGTCAATAAAATAGCATTATCTGAATTACTTGGTGCTGAAAATTCAACATTAGCCGGCGCTGATAGCTCATTGCTTAATAACTCGTCAATATTTCCTGATGTCACGCTGAAAAAACCAATTTCAATATAATCTAGGCCATTAAATTGTTTGTTTACGATAACTTTTAGCGCTCGCTCGCTGCCTGAAAGGTTTTTTATGTATAAGTGCCTATAATTTATATTTCCAACTTGCGATTCAGCAGAGCTTACCGCATCGAATAGGTTATGCATTATGTTTGTAGCATCTACAACCACTAATGAATCAACCGCTGGTAATGAAGCGTTCACTATACTCACTGTTAATTCTGCGTTTCCGTCTGGGGTTGGCAGTACATAATCCCCATCTACTGACACATCAATTTGTACCACCGGCGAACCATCACCCACCAGCCGAATGCTTAATAATTTTGTAGCAAAAAGGAACTCTAAATTTGCCCTGGTTAAGCTAACCGAATCAATTAGTGTTATCCCTGCTATTGATGCCGCCTCATAAACAGGAACTTGCCCCATTAATTTTGTCGATGAAATAACTCCTCCCAAGCTCACGTTCGGGTTTGTATTTGCTGAACCGCCTGATAAAAAAACATCAATATCTTTTGCAGGCATTAAGCCACCCCCACAACAATGATATTAATACTTACTTCTGCATTAGAAATATAAATTTGCTTTATAACGCATTCAAAAGCCCCCTCACTCATGCACACATAAACGCGGGAATGAAGCTTTGCTATACGCACTAAGTTTTCATATCTAACCTTTGAAATATTTAATATTTTAAAATTTAATTGCTTGTCCGAATCAGAATAGCCTTGGTCTGAAACATAAGAGCCGCCGTCCAGTGTTGCAGTAGTTGAAACGCGCCTATCAACTTTATTACTTAAGTCCTTAATGTCTTTATCAAAAAAAACATCAACGCCATCAAGGTCAAACAGTTTTGTACTAATCCCTATCATTAACCTAACCCCAGTAAAAATGCCGACCTATCGCCAGAAACTTTAAGCTGTATTCGCTTTAAGATTTCAAACATGAAAGCTTCAATATCTTTTTCTAAACCACTAGATTCAATCCTCACTACCGACTCTTTATACAGCGCATCGACTTGGGCTTGCATGTAGGATATTTGCTGATTAATTAACCGCTCTTGATTATTTAGTGCCTGTTGTTCTCTTGATTCTTGCCTTAATGCAGCTGCTTCAATTTCATCACTTCCTGATTGCGTTGCTTTTTCTGCGTAGGTGTCCCAAAGACTAGCAACAGCCTCAGATGTTGCGGTAACAGACACGCCGATAGATTCAAATGCGGCTGCAACTTGCTTTGCTTGCCCTTCAATCTTTGCAACCTCAATATCAGCCGTAAACTTCATGGCAGAAATCTTTTCGTTACTCGCCAATTCAAGCAAGGTTGTTTCCATAGCGAGCGTGTTTTGAATGGCTTGCTGTTGGGATTTTGATAGTTCACTTGTTGAATTGCTCAGACTTTTTATAGCCGCGCCTGCTTTTACAGATGAATCAGGGAATTTATAGGTTTCATCTGTGAATATGCGTACCGCAATAGCGGCCTCATTAAATTCATCACGCAATTCACTTGCGCTTAATTCGGGTGTTTTTATGTTCGACATTTCAGCCGCACTAGCATTTAATATATCAATGCCGCCAGCCGCATCCTTTGAACTTTCACCAATCTTAATCAGCCCGCCCGTAACAGGGTCTAAAACTAACCCGAAATCACTAAGTGAGGTTGCTAGTTCAACAGTTTTTTCTTTGGCTATAACTATGCCGCTTGATGCTTTTTTTGCAGGCTCTTCGATAGTTGTAAATGCATCGCTAACTTGCTTTATTCCATCCCCTGCCTCGCTCATATTTCTGGCGAAATTTTGCCCCGCCGCATCTTCAAGCTCTCTTAAATCTTCGGCAATACCTCCCCACGGGTCGCCAATAATATCAGGCGTTAGCTTCTCGAAAGCTGTAGCAATAACGGCACCAGAACCGGCAACAGTAGCAACAATCAAATCAAAAGCGGCTTGAATAACATTAACTGCTGTTTTTGCTGAACCACCCAGCAAGTCAAATACGCGATCAACATCTGTACCCGTTTCATTAACAACAATAGCAAGTGCGCCCATAGCTGTTCCGAACTCACTCAGTAGAGTCATGGCCCCAAGAAATTTACCAATCGCCGCATCGGTTTCTGTTGAGGTGTCCCCCATCTGCTTTCCAGCTTCACCTAGCGCCTCAAAAATAGGGCTAAATTCTTGTATAATTTCACCCGTTATATTAACGAATGATTCTGCTATATTTACGGCGGTTTGTAGTGCGTTCGCTAAATCTTCCGGCTTTGTTAAATCTAAATCTTCACCAAAAATCTGACCAAAAACATCATCAAAAACGCCGCCCAAATCCTCAAATGATGCAATGATGCTACTAAAATCAACTTGCCCCAGCGCATCAGGTAGCGCAGTGGCTATGCCTTGCAATAAGTCGCTCGCATTGCCTGCAAAACTTTCCAGCGCATCTTCTAGCGGTTTTAGTGCGCCGCTTTCAACTTCAATTCCTAGTGTTTTGAAAATATCAGCAAGTGCGCCAGCCGAAGAGCCAAATTCATCAAGCAAAGGCGTTCCAATATTAACCAATGTTCCTTTAATATTGTTTACTAGGTTTTGCATGGCTAAATCAGCATTTCCAGCCATTAGCTCGAAATTCTGCGATAAAACCTCTGTTTTTCCACCCATTTGCTCGAGCGTTTTATCAAAAACACCCGCCGCATCATTCCCTAAAACCATAGCGGTCTTAGTCGCTTCAATACTACCGAACAATGAATTCATCGCCGTAAAGTTTCCGCCAGTGGATTCTTTAAGCTTATCCATTACTCCTTTTAATCCATCAGACTCCAGCGAAACGCCACCCAAGGCCGCCCCTAATTCATCCGTAGGGCTGGCCAATTCTTTTAATATTGCACTTAATCCAGTCATGGATTCGGCGGTATTTATACCCCCAGCCGTTAATCCAGCAACCGCCGCTAATAAATCATCAAAGGGAACATTAGAGCCCGCCGCCGTTGCTGCGACTCGACCAATGCTGGCCTCTAATTCTGGCAGTGTTGTTTTCCCGTTTTGCACTGCGATAATAAAAGCGCCAAGAACATCATTAGAGCTAGTTAATTCAAGGCCGTAAGCATTGGTAACTGTTGTTAGCGCGTTTACCGCCGTATTAAGTCCAGTTGAGCCAACCACCGCCGCCTGTTCAGCAATTGCCAGCGCATCAACCGCACCCTCTGCATCACCTGTGGCAGAAATCATGCTGTAGGTGGCTTGGGTTATATCTTCAAAAGCAAAAAACGAATCACGACCATAATTAAGAATTGCTTGGCGCATCACCTCAACTTGTTCGGGTTGAGCATTAAACAGCGTACCAATTTCTGTCACTGAGCTTTTTAATTGCCCTGCTTCATTAGTAGCAAAACCAATCGCCGCCGCCGCTAATAAAGCAACGCCTGCTTCTGCTTTCAATAGGCTTTTAGTAAAATCAGCAAACGGGTCGGCTATACCCTGAACGACACCATCTATTTTCCCTAATTCACCAGCTATTGCACCAGCAACCGAAGCCACTCCATCATCTTTAGCGCCAAAAATTATTTCAATTGTTTTCTGTAGGTCTGCCATCAGCTTTGCCTTTCGTTTTTATCTTTATAATAAAGCTCCCAAAGCAATGATTCCGTGCCTGTCAGCTCTCCCTCCGGAAATAATGACGGTCTTACTTGAAACAAGAATTGATTCCTCATATCAAGCAAAACCATAACGCTCCTTATTTCTTGGCTTTCCCAGAGGTATTGGGCTTTTTTATATCCATACCCATGCCCGTTAATTCCACAATTTTATTTGTGATAATAAAGAACTCGATTGGATGCTTTTCAGCCAGTTTTATAGCCACTGGAAGTTCAAGTTTTTCATCTGAAATCGTACAAGCCACTATTTGCTCTAAGCGCTTAATAATATCTTGAGGCGTATCATCTGAAATGCCGATTGCTTCTTTTAGGTCGTTTACTTGCGCTTTACTGCTACCAATTGCCTCAATCACTTTACTGATATTTTGGTTTTTAGTTGATGCTTCGACTGCTTGCGCAAGCTCGTTCGCTGTTTGGCCTCTTACTTTCCAAACTGGCTCTTCTCCTTCTGCAAAGAAATAAGCCAGTGCTGGAACGGGAACATCAGAGATACGTTGCTGATATTCCGCTTTTAAGAATGCCTTTTGATTAAAGCCCCCCATTAGGACGCTCTATCCGAAGATTCAGAATTTGATGAAATTGTGCATGAAACTTTAGGCGAATCAGCGGCCCCGAAAGTTCTACCAATACCCAATTTTCCCTGCGTTAAGATATGCGGCGCTTTGTATTTATCTTGGTAATAACGGAAAAATAAATTCTCATTTTTACGCTGTACAAGATTATCCGTAATTCCATCTTTTAGAATCGCAGTGAATGAGCCTTGACCCAATGATGAAGAGCTTGTTCCAACGGTTGCGCCGTAAACTTGTTCAGAACTAACACTGTGCGATGTTTCTGCTGGAACAAAATCATTCGCGAAGTTCTGTTCAGTAAAAACCGGCTCTGCATAAGAAGCGAAAACACCCTTAGAAACATTGGCGGTATGGCTATCAGGTAATACAGAATTAAACGTGATTTTTCCGCTAAAGTTATCCACTTCAAAAGTCGGAAAATCAGCTTTTTCTAAATGCGTGCCGATTGTTTGAAAAATTTCACCCGCTAAAATAACACCGGCGGCATTTGTCGTTGTGCGAACTTGCGCAATTTCAATGCTTCCTACTGGAATGAATGGAGGGCCACCCGCAGCGCCGCGAGTTTCGACAATGGTTGTATCTGCGCTATCAGTACCTTTTACGATTGCAATTGCACCGGCGCTGGTAATAGTCACTGAACTAACACTAGCAACATCAGTTGCAGCTCTTGCAATCGCTGTATCAACACCCGAACCAACCGCAGTTTCCACGCCTGCTAAATTGCAAGAAAGCGCCGCTACATCAACAACATCATCTGATGCTGAAACCGCCGCTGATACTACGCCGCCCGTTAATACGCCGTCCGGCTTTACGATTGGTGCGTTTCCGGTTGATTCGCTAAATAACGAAGCACCAGAGTTAAAAATAGTTCTATCGCCGCTATCAGTTAGCACCGACATTGCTGTAGGCGTAACGCCTGATTCGTATTCTAGTTTGCTGTTTTCATTTGACATAAGTTCACCTTAGATTTATTCAAGGTTGCTTATGTCCAGCGAGGCGTGAAGCGTGGCTGTTTTGCGTGCTTGTTGTTTAAAAAATTATTTTATATTTATTTATTTCTTGGCTTCAATTAGCCATTTTTCCCACGCTGTAATCACGCCTTTAAAAAGCCTAATTAATGATTCATTTAAAATTATTGTGCTTTTGCTCATAATTAATAATTCTCTATTACCGAGAAGTTTCCTGTTGTTATATTGTATTTTATGGTGATGCTCAACAACGCCCCGAACCAAGGCTTTTGTCCCTCGCTAATCATGGGCGTGATGGAATTAATATCTACCTGTTCAACTAAGCCACCCAACCCATAAGAAATCGGGTCTGTTACTGCTGGCGCTGTGGTCGCTCTAAATAATGCAGTGACCACATCATTTCCGCGCTTAACGGACAAGTCAGTGAAAGGTTCATCCCTCGTTGTATCAAATATTTCTAGTGTTAGTGGAAGTAACCGCGCCTCCTTTCCGCCTAATTTGCTTTCTTGTTCATCGTCTGTATGCCAATAATTAATAACAGGCAAATCCCCATTTTTAAATGGTTCAAGCCTTGCTCTGTGTATAGCGGTCGGTTCAATATCGAACCTGTACCCGTTGGCTATTGAAATATTGTTTAATCGGGCTTTTATTTCATCTAAAATTGTTATCTGTGCATCCATTAGTTCGCATCCTCAAATAATACGCGGCTTAATTCAGACAATAAGGTCGGGATTGAATCCTCACTTGCTTTCATCATGCCTAAGCGTGCTGGAATAGTGACCTGCTTTTTTAGTACGAACATGGGTTGCCCTGCGCCACTCATAACCAAGTAATTTCCTTTTTTACTTTTGATAATAAAGCCACCCCCAGCGAACACCTCACGCGCTCCCATACGCATAACGCCCGCCGCTGTTTTGTTAGACGATAATGGAATGTTTAAATATGGCCCGCCAGGAACACGCAAATACTTGTCCTTGGCTTTAATTGTTCCGCCCTTTTCCTGTATCGGTGCGTAAACCATATCCGAATAAACGCGGCCTGATATTGTGCTCATTGCTGAACCGGTCATGCTGGTTTGTATGCTTCTACGCAAGCGCCCCGTGCGGCTGTTTAGACCACCTGAATTAAAATTGCTTTTCACCCGCGTTTGAACTTCTAGCGTAGCTTTTGCAATGGCTTTTTTTGTGGCCTCAAATTCCCAGAACGGTATTCTGTTCAGCATTTGATTTACTTCATCCATCCCGATAACTTCAACATTTTGCGCCATGATTAAAACCTCGGAAATGGGTGTATTTCTGATTTAAGAAGCGTTTTTACTTCTTTAAGCATCCCTAATTCCGGTTTCGTTACTGTGCCACCATCGCCGCTAACAATTTCTAGCCCGATAGAATGCTTGTTTTGATACTCGTAAATCGTTTGTAATAAAGCCGCCCGATTCATTCCCTTGGGTGCTGTTTCAATGCCGCCGGTATAAGTCACCACAATATCCACATCACTCACCTTAGAACTAAGCTCTAAGCCGTAATTCGTGATTTTATAGGCTGTTGTAGCTGCTCCATTAATAAGCACGCTAGAAACGCTTTTCACAGGGGTAGCATCAAGCGGAATCATTTTGGTTTCCATGCCTTGAGGGTAAAAATTTTCAGTGTATTTATCTTCATCGAAAACCCTGCTTGTATAATCCTCAAACATGGCTTTCACTGAGTTTTTAATCACCTCTAAGTCTGTATAAGTTGATTCCTCTTTGCCTAACTCTAAAATCGCGTTTAAATCATCAAAACTAACTAATTCCATTATTTAAGCCCTATAAAATTAATAAAAGTGAGTAGCTTTTTAGAAACAAATTCACCCATTGAGCCCGCTATATTTGCCGATGCTTTTGAGTAATCCCAGACGGCTTTCCCAATCATTTCTAGCGTATGCTGATGCAGAACGCTTGGGGTTTCATTGAAAACATTAACGCCACCATTCCATAATCCGGTCATAATATGATTCCCAGATGTATCAATAATTTTTCCATTGCCGCGCACCACAATAGTTCCGCCTGTTACCGTTGAATCTAAAATTACTTGTCCAGCCAATAAATCAATAGAAACACTATCTGAACCGGTCTTATTTTTTAGGTGTATTCCGCCACTATAGTTCCGCATAGCCAGCCCTTGTCCACTTCCGCCCATATCGATAATAGGCGTTGAAACACCCGCCACACCTGAGAAACTATCCATAATAAATGCGGTATTATTTCCGCCCAAAACGATTGTTCCTGGATTTAATATGCACTGATGGATAAAGCCATTTACATAATTTAGATTGTCAACCAAACACTCTCTCAGAGTAGAGCCGCCGTCTAGTACACCAGTAACATGTGCTTCAAACAACTCTAAAAGCATCGCGTCCGCACCATCCTCAATCGTTACATTTGACTTAGCCGCGTTCTGACCTTCAATTGAAAATCCGTTAATGTTGTGACCGGTTGTAAAAGTGTAGTTACCCAAGATAAACAACTTGTCAAAGCCGCGACTATTAGCAATTAAAATCGCATCTGAACCGTTGTTTACTGGATATTCACGCGAACCATTAGGAAAGTCCGTCCCTGCATTTTCTGAATTTTCATCAATCCATACGCCATTTTGAAACGATGCGTACTGCAAAGCTTCTTGATCTGATTGTGTTGCCGATGATGACGCAGTGGTTACTACTTGAGTGAATGCCGTAGGTGAAATTGGCGTTTTAAAAGTTACGCCACTCTCGTTAATTGCCACTAAGTTTCCACCTGAAACAGAACATTGCTCATAAGTTGGCCCCAACCTCGCCTCAAAAGCGACGAGCGCATTTTGTAAAGTTGCAGTAATCCCCACTTTTGTTCCGCCGCCTAAGTTTTCAAAGCCCGACGAATCAATTAATGATTTATCATCCATTGCAACCGGCTCAGCCTCAAGAAACCTGCACGAATCATGCAAATCTTGAACAGATATTTCAGTCGAAGGGGAAGCCACCGTAATCACTCGCGGAGACAAATCCCATTCAACCGTTAAATCACCCCGTACTGCCATCGACTTTCTCGGCTTGTTGGCGCAAGGCTTCCAAAGAAACCCATTGCTGTCCTTCTGGTAATCCTAAAAGGGTGATAAGCATTTCTACTACCTCCGAATTATTCATTATGATGCTTGAGGGTCGTTCGCTAAAATTGGCGTAAATGTCAAACCTGTTACGCCGAACGTGGTTTCAACATCGTAAGGCTTAAAGCCGTATTTTCTAACCGAAGTTAAAACAGTAATATCGCCGGATTGAATTACATTATCTGATAGCTCGGTTGTGGTATCAGCCAGTACATCAAGCAACGGAATATAAAAATCGCCTGTTTCGCCGGTTGGGTCTGGTGTAACGCCGGTTAATGTTGAGCCTGTATAACCTGTGTAAGCGTATTTCGTGTCACCAATTTTTGCGTAACCTGTTTGCGGTGTTTTATTGTTATCAATCGAAAGCGTTGCAACAATTGTATTCACTGTGACAGAAGCAATTGTATATTGGTCTTTAATTACCACGCCCGCCAAGCTTTCAGCGACTAAAACATTACACCCAACTAATGAAGGATGATTAGAGTTCACTTTTTGATAGTTCGGCGGTGATTGTGTTACACCAGCCGCATTAATTAACACAAAATCGGCCGCCGCGTAATTGGTAAACCAAACGCCCTGCGCACCGTAAACAGTACCCCCAGCAATCGTACCAAATGGCGCGTCTTTTACTTCGGTATAAGTTCCCTCAATAGCGCTTCTATACTCTTGGCCATCATCGCCATTTAGCTGAATCGTTGTTTCACCATATCGACAGATATACTTTAACCACTCGTAAACTTCGGTCATTGGGCGGCCTGCACAATTTACTTCAACATCGTAATTTGTTGCGCCGTTGCCGTTGTTTAAATCGCGTGAAATAACGCCAAATGTGGTTGTAATATCACTATAAGTCGCAACCGTACCGGATGCCGTTTGATTATCTGCATCGATTGAAGTATCTAAACCGATAGGCGCACGCCCATTCGATAAATCAACAAAGCCATGATTAAATTTATCGCCGAATTTTCTGGTATAAAGCCAAATCCCACCGTTCGCCAATGTACCAGCTTTATCAACTGATTGAATCCATGCTCCCGCCGCTTTTACTTTTACCAAAATATCAATATTGTCAGTGTCCCACCAAGGCGTCACTTCTAAATCGTTTTGAATCAAATAAATTTGAGTTCCTGCTGTTGGCGCACCAATCGTGAAAACTGAGTTCCACTGGTCTAAACCATCAGACGAGGTAAAATCACCACCTGATAAATATTTTGTATCATCTGCATGACCAAAAGCCCAACCGTTTTGCCATTTATATACTGTCGGCGTATCTGATACGATTGGGTAACTATCATCCATTTGCGCAGATGCCGCAAACTCTGTCGCAAGCCACTGAAAAAATGCAAGGCATGTACCGACATAAACTTGGTCGCCTGTAACTGCTGGAACATTTGTTCCCGTTCCAGAATCATTATTAGTTACTGTTTTAGTAACATAATTAATTGTCCAATGAGCTGAATTAAAAGCCATGATATTTTCCTAAGTTTGCTGAGGGTCTAAAATTAAAGTTACAGGTATATCTTTCACGCCGCTTGCGGGTATATCGACAAGCGCCGTATAGGGTCTAAACCCATATTTTCTTATTCTCCATCGAGCGCCCGTAATAGCCCCGGCGGTATGGCCCACCGATGCAATTCCTGATGCGTTCGTGATTGTATTCATAATAAATGGGTCGATATTGTCATCATCAATATAGGCATACGCCCCCACAATTACACCGCCCGCTTCATCTTTAACGGTCATTGATAAAGTAGCCGCTGAAAGGAATGTAATTAGCGTTCCCGTGTAGCTTGAGGCATCCGATGTTCCCGTGTTATTAACGATTATTGATGCGCCGCTGGTATTGTTTGCATCAAACGTATTGCCTGAAAATATTAAATCTGAATAATCGTAAGGCGAACCAGTGGACAATGAATGCTCTATTGCCGCCCCCGTTGTATTACTTGTGAATAATGTTGCTGAAATATTATTAGAATCAGCCCACAATAAACCGCCCGCTGTATCAGCCGTGTTCGCAATGGTATTTCCTGAGAATGTTGCCGTGCTTGGCTGTACTTGCAAACAGTTATTAAATTTTGTGCTGGTTATGCTTTGGCCGGCTTTGTATTTAGAAATGGATGCTCTATTAAAAGATGAACCGCTTAATGTAAATGAGCCGACCGTTCCGCTTGCATCAAAATCAAATCGTGTATTCGCTTTAGTGCCAAAAGACTTGGCCGCTAAGGTATCAATAACAGCCGTTGTTCCTGAGCCGGTGAAATCTAATTTGTATAAATCCGCACCCACTGGCAAATCGGCAAAAGTAATATCCTCGCCGGTGGAATTGAATGTTGTTGTTGCGCCGTTATCATCAATAGTAATCGTTCCGCGAACAATTAAATTACCCTCAACCAATTCAATCACGCCGTATTTATTTGCGGTTGCTTGGTCTATTGCTTCAATATCAGCATAACTAAAATCTGAGCCGTAAGCCGTTAATCCAGTTCCGAATCGTGGCGCATCCAGCCAAGTATTATCAATAATTCTGATTGTCCCTGAATTACTGTTATCAGTTAGCCAGCTTACTTTCGTAACAGCCGATAAATCTAGCGTCCCCGTGGTTGCGTAAATTTCTGAGGCGTTAGATAAATCAGCAACAAATGATTTAAAATTTCCTTCCCAAGTATCAGAACCAGCAATATGCCAAGTCTTTGAACCGCCCGCACTTTCAACCTTTAGCATTAATCCCGAAGTTGCCGCCGTGCCTGTTCTTTTTGGCTCGCAAAACGGCATAACATCGCAACGCATAATCCAATATAAATGCACTCCAGCCGCCGACATATCAACCGCCGCCGCTGGTGTAAAGTTTCCATCACCAACTCCATTTTTAGGCGTTTGATAAGTCCATGAGCCAGAACCTTGTTTAAAAACCTGAGAATCAAGGCCGCCCGAAGAACCCACCCAACCGGTCGCACTATCGGCTAAGTTAGGGTCTAGTGCTGTTAAGTTTGGCGTGACTGTTGCAGGCATTTATTTTTATTCCGAATCTGGTTTTTTAAGTGAATCTAATTGTCTTTTTATTAATGTTCTTCTGTTTAACACCTGAATTAATAGATTGGATAAAAAAGTTATTAACCCCAATATCACGCCAAAAGCGCCCGCATGGTCATCTAAATAATTCATGTAATCACCCGCCATCAAAGTTCCTGACGTTATATATGTCGCGCTTGTTGTTATTGCGCTCGCTATCCCTGCTGAATGATGTTCAGGTGTCATAAATTTATGTTTTATTTTGTTAAGAGTAAATGAGTGATGCACGGTCGTTCCAAACCGCATTAAATGAGGCGCTACCGTTCGCCCATTCTTCCGTCACATCGCCATCGGAACCTATTGTTAATCGCTTTATTCTCCAAACAGCGGCGCTTTCATTTGCCCCAACAGCCGCATCAGCTTTATAGATTAATAAATCCGAAACTATATCTGTGCGCTTTGCATAAGGCATTTCTTTATCCTCTACGACTTGAATTTGCACTTCTGCAACATTGGGCTGAATAATTTCTATTTGTTCAGTTATCGAAACCTGACTACCTGTGTCGGTTGCTGAAACAACATCTTGCACCTGTGCAATGTTTAATTGCCCGACTTCCGAGCCGATTGAGATTGTTTCCTCAGTTACCGTGACCGGCACGCTTGTGGTTGGGTCAGTTACATTTACAACATCGTTTCCCGCTGTAATTGTTACGCTATCAGCCATTTCTAGCTATCCGCCAAAGTAACGCCATCGACTACTAAAATTTTGTCCTTAGCGTTTTTTATTGTTGGTAAAAGTGTGCTAACTTTTGGAGGTGTATCTGGAATTGAACGCTGTATATCCCAATAATAAGCACCCGATGGAATTAGCTTACTTACATCAGAACCCAGCTCAATATAAGCAACCCCATTCGCCACATCATCAAGCGGGTGATCGCCTGCGGTTGTTACTACTTGAGCAACCGGCGTTATATCTGCAAATTCTGTTTTTAATGTGAACCAGAATTTATAGCCGGTAATATTTACACCGGTCCCATAATCAATCTTTATGGTTTTAGTATCACCCTGCCTGAAATCTGCTAATTCTTTTGCCATAATTTTTATCTTTTAAAAAACTCCCCGCTAATTAATAACGGGGGATTTTGTTACTTTTTAGCCGCTGTTTTTGCTGGTGCTTTTTTGGCTTCTGCTTCTGCTTTGGCTTCCGCTTCTGCTTTGGCTTCTGCTTTGGCTTCCGCTTTTTCTGCTTCGGATAATTCAGCTTCCGGTTCTTTTACAACCTCGGCAACATCCATTTCACTAACAAAAACAGTCGCAAGCGATTCAGGTAAATCGTATTCTTTGCCCTGCTCGTACTCGCGAACCTTTAAGCCATCCGGCGAACCTTTTACGGTTTCACTCATAACCACCTTAATTATTTTCATAATCTTATGCGGCTATGTGGCGTAATGGCCCAAGAACACTTGTTACGCCGACAACACTTGCCGCCGTTCCAACCGTTACCACTACACGGCTATAACGACCACGTGGATTAGGTACGTTTAATTGTTCGCTTCCTGCCACTGTAATTTGTACAATCGCATCATCATTACCGGCTTCATCCGCCGCTGGATAATCTGTCCAAATCGAGTTGTCATCTGAATACTGCGTTTTTGCATCAATCGTTGCTGATGCGCCAACCGTACCCACTGAAACTAGAAATGAAACGCCTGAACCATTTGCATGGTCAACACTTGCACCGTTTACTGTACTAGGTGCAACGGAAGCCGCCGCCAATGACTCATTTAATGCGTAATTGCTTTTAATATCGTTTTGCATGTTTTTTCCTCAATATTTTGAAGTTATGCGAGGCCGTTACAGCCCCGCACAATAAAGATTATGATTAAGAAGTCGCTACTTTTAGCACTCTGAACGCTTCCGGTAATACAACCTGACCACCAACACGTTTTTTAATTAAAAATCCGGTCTGGTCATATTCAGCGTATTTTTCCGATAATCTTTGAACTGTTACGCCTGCACGGTCGCGGATTTTGTAACCCTTGCGGAAATCACCCAATACAATCGGGAAAGAATTTGCCGCTACATCTGCAATTCCTTCTGGATTAACCACTGGACGGCCTAACAATGTTGGAGCCGCACCCGCTTGAACAGGCGGTTGCCATAAATATTGACCATTTGTGTCTTTAAGTTTGCGAACTGCGCCCTCAGTTAATGAGTTCATTCCCCATGTTGAGTTTCTGCGATAAGTCTTTTTAAGTGCCGCGTGCATTGAAATTAGTGCATCGATACCGTTGTTAGAGCCATCAAATAATCCACCCGCAACACCGGTCGCCGTGTAATTAGCTTGTACTCTTGAATCAGCTAAAATACCTTGAGGCGAGTTATTTCCTGCACCAATTGCGAAAGCATCATCTTCTGCCTCTGCAATTGCCATTGAGAACATCGCTGTTAATTCGGCCCATACATTAGCAACTGAATCATCTAGCGTATTGTTAGCAATTAGCGTTAAGGCTTTAAGGTCGAAAATCTCAATGCGTTCGCCGCCTGCTTGTAAATCTTGCGGTGAAATAGCTAGGTTTTTAGTTCCCCATGCGACTACTGCTTTAGATAGTGATGCTAAATGTACCGTGTCGCGGCTTGTTGGGGCTACATTACAAATCGCACGCATTTCAGCATCGTTATACGCTTGAGTAATAACATCATTCTCAAAGGTTGCAGGTACTAAGAAACCACCATCACTATCAGATGAACTTGATAATGCGCGGCGCTCTTCTGGTGTATAACTTGCGTTACCTTGTTCGCCTGCACCGTGGCGCAAGAACTTAATAAAAGCTGACTTTCTCAACTCTTCTTCTGGCGAGGTATCAGCACCACCCATGCCTTTTGCGCTTGGTCGTTGGCTGGCTTTTACAAGCTCGTCATATTGACCGCGTAATTCTGTTAAATCAGCGTTAATTTTTTCCACTGTTTCATTCGTAAGCGCTGATGCTTCGCCGCTTTTGCGTACTTCTTCAACTTGTTTATCAACATGCTCTGTTAATAACACATGCGCTTTACGCATTTCTTCAAATACTTCATTAATTTCTGGCATTATTTTTCTCCTAAAGAACTAGAAAGGTTTTTAAAAAATTCAATCATTTCGCCGCTTGCTTTTTGCTCTGGCTCTGACTGTTTTCTTTCTTCAACGGGTCTGAGTAATGCGGTTAAGCGTGTTTTTTCTGTGTTGCTAAAACCTGAGCGCAATTCCTGGCAAAGTGATTCAACGGCTTTGTTTCTTTGGAGTTGGTGGGCAGTTTTTATTTCTGGTGAAAGGCTATCTAAAGCCCCTCGGTTTTCAATTAGTTTTCCGCTTTGCAATGTGCGCAATTCTGATGCGGTGAACTGGCTATTTGCCGCCAATTCATCAATCGTTGTTTTATTGCTTGATAGATGCGCGCTAAATGCTGTCGATAGCTCGTTATCCAGTGGTGTTGATCTGATTTCATCGCCGTTCCAAAACTGAGCAACCCAACGACCAGCGAAATCTAAATAAGCCGCTCTAAAATCACTTAGGGCCGCATCTAGTTTGCCAATAACATTTTCGCTGTTTGTATCACCAGCCCACCAAATATCCATAAGCGTTTCATCTAACGCATTTTGTAAGGCGTACTTCTCTTTTCTTAGCGTTTCTTCATCAAGTGATTCACTGAAATCTTGTGAGCGAACGCCGGTGATTAATGCTTGCTCATTGGCTGGAAAAGTAACAGGGCCGAACTCATAAAGTTGAACCTCTTTGATTTGACGAATACCACCTTCAAAACCTTCTTTAATTGTGCGAAAACCAAAAGAAAGGCCTTCTAACGTGCCATCTTTCATAAATTCATAAGCTTCTTTAGCTTTATCAACCGATAAATTTAGCTTTCCGCAACCGTAAACGCCGTGGTCATCTTCTCTTAACTCAATGCTTGAGCCGATAAGGTGTTCATGGTCGTATAGAATTTTTACTTTAGCGCCGCGCTCTTGAATGGTTTTTTTAAATGCGCCGCGTTGAAATGTGGAATTGTAATCATCCACGGTTCCCCATACGGTCAAGTAACCTTCAAAACTTCCATCTTCATTAACCGCCCGAATCTCACCCTTTGATCTGGTTTCTTGCTCGGTGTTTTTTGCGGCTCTGGTTTCGCGTTGTTTTTGCATCGTTAAAATCCGTAATCTTTTAGATGCGGTTCAAAATATGCTTATTAGTGATTGAAATCCAATAGGTTAAATTGATTTGATGGGTTGTGTAGTTTGTGGGGTTTATGGGGGTGAAAAATAGATGAAAAAGTGGAGGTTACTTTCCTTTAGGCAAAAAAAAGCCCCAATTAAGGGGCTTTCTTGTTTTCTTCTGCGTTTAATCCAATAAACGCCAGCAGTATAAGCGAAATTAAGTCATATCAAACTGCACTGAATTTAAAGTCATAAGAATTTTATATAAAAATATAAACAATGCTATTGACTAAAATTAGGTTACGAGCTAAATTAACGTATTCATATAATTCATAGATTAGGTATGTTTATGGCTAATTTTAGCAATCCATTTCGCCCCGGAGCGGGACACACACCCCCATATTTAGCTGGGAGAAGCACCGAGAAGCAAGAGTTCCTTAGACTGTTAGAACAGAAGGTAATACTAGAGAACGTTATAATAACTGGCCTTAGAGGTGTTGGTAAAACAGTATTGTTGGACTCTTTAAAGCCAATTGCTATCGAGAAAAAATGGCTTTGGATCGGCACTGATTTATCGGAGTCGGCCTGCATAAGCGAAGATAGTATGGCAACTCGCCTATGTGCTGATCTCTCAATTATATCGTCTTCAGTAGTGGTCGGAATTAATGCGGCTCGACCTATGGGGTTTACAGGCGCTACTGAGGTCACTAAAAAGACTTTGGACTTTAATACTTTACTTGAGATATATAATTCGACTCCTGGTCTATCGCTAGATAAGATCAAAAAAGTTATTGAAACAACTTGGCATGCAGTTTCACAAGCATCCGGCAATCAGGTTAATGGTATTATTTTTGCTTATGATGAAGCGCAGAACTTGTCAGATCAAGCCAAAAAAGAACAATATCCACTCTCTCTTTTATTAGATGCCTTTCAGTCTCTTCAGAAGCAAAGTATTCCTGTAATGCTAGTTCTTACCGGTCTTCCTACGTTATTTCCGAAGCTAGTTGAATCAAGAACATTTGCTGAGCGCATGTTTAGGGTCTTGTTCTTAAGAAGCCTAGAAGCAAAAGAGAGTAAAGAGGCTATATTAAAGCCCATAGAAGCTGTGAATTGCCCGTTAAAGCTAAGTGATGAATCTGTTAATACAATTATAGAGATGAGTGGTGGTTATCCATACTTTATTCAATTTATATGCCGCGAAGTGTACGACTCATTTATACAAAAAATTGATAATGGAGAGAATGCCACTATCCCCGTTAATGAAATTGAACAAAAATTAGATACTGATTTTTTTGCTGGAAGATGGGCTAAAGCAACAGACAGGCAAAGAGAGTTACTAGCTGTAGTTGCTGAACTAGAATGTACTGATGAGTTTTCAGTGCAAGAGGTCTCCGAGAAGTCTAAAGACCTACTCAGTAATCCGTTCGGGAATAGTAATGTGAATCAAATGCTAAATACACTAATATCACAAGGTCTTATTTTTAAAAATAGGCATGGAAAGTATTCGTTTGCCGTTCCATTGCTGGATAGGTATATTCGCAGAGAAAATATAAAGAACTCAAGAAGCATAGGAATTAATGAATAACCACTCACCTTAAGCAATGAGTGTCTAAAATTAGCCTCTGTATATTAAGTTATGCAGAGGCTTTTGCTTATCTACTACCTAGCAAACACCTCCCCCACATCTAACGCACTGAAGTACCTTATCGCCTTCGATACTAATGCGGATAAATTTGTATTTATGTTTGAATAAGCAATATAGCTTAATAAAGCTTTATCCCTTTATCTTTAGCCTCAAGTTTTATTAGCTCCATTTCTGAAAGGTATTTGGCTGTTATTTTATTGCCATAAGAATTCATCGCGCTACGCCCAACAGTTAGGTTATTGTTATTTACTCTCTGTTGCGCCCTCGCCTTAGCTACTCCAACTTGATATGCTTTATATTTTTTTCTCAACTTATCTGCATACCCTTCTTTTTTATCTCTTGCCCTTGATTCTTTAGTCGCCGCACTTTCTTCCCTGAATTTATAGCTATCAACCTTTTCATCTTCCTCACAAGGCGATGATTGATAAGTTTTCTTGCCTTCTGCATTCACGCACTTAAAAACACCTGCCTGCGCAGAACCCGACATCATCATTAATAAAATAAACCATTTCATACGTTCTCCTTAATTTAAACCAACACCGACATAACACGTTGCCATACCGATAATTCACTAACATGATCACTACGCCCATATTCAATAGCAATATCGTTATAAGCGGCTTGTCGTATAGACTCAAAGCCATGAGCAGGTACAGCGCATAACGCAGTTAAACGCTTATTAAACCTCTTAAGACTAATATCTTGATCACCTGCTAATTTCATAAACTGTACAGATAATAATTCTTCATCTTTAGCCTTATCACCTGGGCGTAAGGTATGATTTAAAACAACACATAGAGCTAAAACCAAAGCCACATAAGCGGCTAACTGTGAATCTTTTGATAAATATGCGCCAAAAGCAGCCGAGCCACTCAGCAACTCAATAGCAGAAATAATATTAGCCATCCGTTTCCATGCACGCCCTGTTCTTTCACTAGTTCGAGCACCATAACGTGCAGCAAAACGAGCTTCATAAATACTTTTATAATTCACTTTTAAACCTCATACTATTTTCAGGTGGTGGTGGCGGTGGCTTGGGTGGTACGTTGTAGCGTTTATCCACATTTAACTTTATCACTCCACAATCTCCTTAGTTAGACCACTAGTTTTAATTATAGACTAACTAAGGATTATCAAAAAGATTAGCTACTCAATAGAAAAGGTCATATCACACCGGCAATTAATCCGATCTGCTGGAGCCGCTTGCTGATCTAGTGGATAGCGTGGCCCTTGATAGCCCGCAAACAACGCACTAAACCGGTCATTAATACCCACCTTTTCACCGTTGCGCTGCTGATGTTCCTCGCGTACTTCAAAGCCTGAATCAATCCACGTTTTATGCGTTGCTCCGATACTTTTAGCGCCCTCAACTTGCCCGATGCTTTGCGCTGTACCCGCTACAGTTTGCGCAATCCTTAACGCTCGTTCAGGCGAAAAAATACCGACATCAAGTATCGATTGCTGAATATCAGCTATGCTTTTTCCCTCTTCCTCACCATCTAAAACAGCGGCTAAAATACCGTTTACAGTTCCTTGATTGATTAGTGATAATTCGGTCAAAATAACATCTTCAATTGCTAAAATATTAAGGATATTCTGCATCAATTCAGGCTTAATTTTTCTCACCTCAAGACCCGAATCTAGAGCCCTTTCATCAACTATAACGCTATCAGAAAAAGCCGCCGAAGTATCTACATAAGATTGCTTGATTGCCTCTTCTAGTTCACTGCTATTATTGCCAATAATGCCACGTATATCCTCACTATCTTCAAGCGCCTTAAACGCTCTTGATCGCTGGATTTTTAACGCTGATAAAATTGCCTTTGCTGATTTTTTAGCCAACTTATCGCGCTTATCACTTTCAGCTCTTATTTCCATTTCTTCACGCTTTTTTAGCATCAAACCATTGGCCCCCTTTGCGGTTCTTTCTTCTGCTGTTTGGGTTGCTTGTTTAAGATTATGCGCCTTATCCCATCCATCATATTTAGGTACGCCAAGCGATAACATTTCATTTATTTTCTCAACTGGAACACCCATTCCCGCATAAATTTTGGCAATTTCAGCACGCTCTTTTAAATCCTGCTTTAGTGCTGGCACTTTTGAAATGTCGTAATTAATGCGCAAGCCCTCCCCAAGATAAGCGCCTAATGAATGATTCAAGGTATCGCGCAAATCATCAAGAATAGGAATCAATGTCACTTCCCAAAAAATACGCATCGATGTAGTGAAATTATTATAAGTCGATGAATCCTGCGCACCGGCTAATTGCGGCGGCACGCCAAAGATAATAAAAATCTCTTCTCGGTTAAATTTTCTTGAGTTGATAAAATCCATTTCAGCGGGTGTTAAACTTAATCGTTGGTACTTTGCATTTGAGCCAATAACGCCAATATCCCGCGCATTTTTACTGCCAGAAAACATTTCTTTGATTTTGGCTTTTATTGTTGCGTAGGCGTTAAAATCTAAATCCTTATCGAAAGTAAAAACACCATCTAAAATCCCTCGATTCTGCATGGCGCTTTTATTCCAATTTTGCTGGTCAATATCAACATCGACTGCTTTTGCCGCAACTTGTAACGGCCCAATTCCTCGAATCGGATTAGCCGGATTGATAAACATAAATGAAAAAACATTATCTAACGTGTAATCTGGGGAAACTATGGTTTTCCCTTCCTCGGTTCTTATTGCATACCCGTCAATCATCAGGTCGTTTTTAGTGCTGGGAACTGGCTTAATTCTATCTGGTGAAATAGGCCATAACTCAGCCACACCTTTTGAGTCACTAACAATTTTCACATAAGCTTCACCCGAAAGCTGTTGCCATGCGCTAATAAGTTCAAAAAACGATTGACCGCTTTGCTGTGGATTGGGCTTTCTTAATAGCTTTGTCACTGGATGCTCTTCTTGCTTTTCGCCATCCATCGTTTCAACGTGCCAGCGAATCGCAGAAATATTTTTAGTGATTAATGAAATGGCACGATAAGCCCAACTATTCGCGCTATATCCATCACTAACTGCCTTTTCAGTCGTCCACTCCCCCCACTGCGCTTCTGGTGCTTTTTCGCGCTGTATAACCGAAGATGCCATGTTTCTAGTGTTCATTAGTTTTCCCCAAGTAAATTATATTCAAAGTTATTTTCTAACCACTCGATGATTGCATGGTGTGGAATGCGGCGGTGCGTTCCCGCTCGATAACATTCCAGCCCTCGGTTTTTTTTGCTCTGGTCTGGTGGTTGCCACTCGTCACAAAGATAAATCACCATAGACGGCGAAATACTCAATATCTTTGCGGTTGCGCTCGTTGTATAAGCTGGCATTTTATCAACGCCTGATGCCTGTAAAAATTTATTCAATGTTTCTTCAAAACGACACATAATTTTTTATCCAATAAATATTTCATTAGGCTGTTTAACCCAATTTAAGAACTGACTCGTGCTGTCCACTTGGTCGTCATGCTTCCCCATTGGGAACAGAAATAATTCACTTTCATAAGCGGGTAGCCATGGCGCTGATTCGGGTAGCCACATTCGCCCACTTTCAATCGTTGCTGATGCTGAATACATACGAGTTTCTTTATCAACCACCGGCATAATGGCAATAATTGGAATGCTTGTTTCCTGCCTTAACTCTTGTATTAATGATTGACCTGATGCCTTATCCTCAATTAGCACCGCATCAGGATTGAACTCTTCATGTTTGCTTTTAATGTTTCGCTTCACGGTTGGGTAATCACCCCTAAAAACAAGGCAATCAATCAAAAAATAGCCAACGCTTGTTTCAATCCATGTGGTACAAACACTTGGGTCATTAATCGCTTTTGTTTTAAACGCGGTGTCCCATGATTGAACTATTCTAATAATGTTTGCAGGCGGCGTTTTAAATCGCGATTGTGCAAACCATTTCATCTTAATCATGCCGCCTTCCTTGGGCGCTGGCTCTTGCATATACTGCCCCGCGAAAACGTATGGGTTGGAATCTTTTAGCCTGTCTAATGCCGCTATATCGTGCTTAAATTCCCACAAAGGGCTCCCATCCTCATTAATTGCAGGTATTTTTAATAAATCCCAGTGTTCGCCATTGCCGCCACCCAATAACCACCCGCTTAAATCTTCCTGGTGCAACCGTTGCATAATGACAATGATTGGCGTGTCGGGGGAATTAGTCCGGCTTTCCATTGTTGTAGAAAACCAATCAATGACATTTTGCCGCATAACCTCGCTTACTGCTTCGCCCGCCTTATGAGGGTCATCAACAATAATCGCACCCGCAAAATAATTGCGCATTTTTCCTGCACCGTACCCCGTTATCGTTCCATCTGAACCCGTTGCATAAACGCATCCTCCCTGCGTTGTTCTGTATTCATCTTTAGCGTTTGAATCACTCATAAAAGTGGGCTCACCAAATATTTCCGCATAGATTTCTTGCATCATCACCGTTCTAGCGTTCCAAGTGTTATTCGTGGCTAGGCGCTTTGAATAGCTCGCGTGTATAAACTCACAATCGGGAAAGTTACCCATGCAAAATGCAATGAAATTAACTACTGCAAGCTCTGTTTTGGAGTATCTAGGGGGAATGTTAATAATTAACCGCTTTATCTCACCGATAAGCACCTTTTCCAGTGCATTGCATATTTCCACATGATGCCAATTCAAAACAAAACTAACGCCTTTTCTAGCCTTAAACATTTCTTCGGTAAACGCTAATAAATCTGTTCTACATTCTGCCAATCTATCCATATCAAGCACGGTGCTTCCTCCTTATTGCGTCTAAAATTTCATTAGGGGGGACATTATTTTGCTGTGCATTGGTGTTGTGAATAGTCGTTTCTGTTTTGGGTGCGTGCCGTGCATTAACTCCAATTGTTACGCTCGCCTTATCGTTTGCATCAATGCCGTTTTTTATATCTAGCATTGTTAGTTTCGTGCCTTCTTCTTTAAATTTTTTACCTATTAGTGATTGACCTAGATTAGCCACGGCATCAGTCTTTTTTCTGTGTCTTAAAAGCCTGTTCACTTCTGAGTTATGAATTTCTAGTTCTTGTTCACTTTTTGCTTCCTTTTCTTCTGTAAGCCTTACTTCATCTAGTACAAGCTGTTTCCCTTTTTCCTTGCTCCATGTTTCCTTTTTAGACTTTTTTGATAGCGCCCCACTGCTAATCCCTGTTTTTCCAGCAATAAAAGACAAGGGCTTTCCCTGCTCGAAATAAGCCCTTGCTTCATCCCATGTTTTTTTATTGTGCGCCATGAATAAACCGTTTTAAATTTGTATTTTTAATCCGATAAAACAAGCCGTAAAAACTTATCGAACGGCTGTTTAACACAGCTAGAAAGCTCGATATAAGTCCGGTTATGTTCTGGGAAAGTGTGTATGGCAAAATGGCTTTCACTCAGCAAATAAAGCGATGTGTAGCCTTGTGGCTTAAAGTGATTTTCTGTCATACTCAATACATCAAATCCTGCGATCTTTAGCATTTTTGAAAAGTATTTATGAAGCACCTTGGGGTCAGTTTCATCAATCCATGCGCTGTGATTGTGCATTTCAGCTTTCATCATCAACCACCGTTTCATCTACCTTAATATCGCCTAAATATTTAACCGCCTGCTTTGCATCACCCTTTAAAAATACGAGGATATTTTGGTGCATTTTTCCAACTTTTCTACTTGCACGCATAGATTTTCCTGCTCTTAATGGCAATGTCCCTGCTGAGTTAATAATGATTATTTCGTTGTAATAAATATATCCCGCCTCTTCCATGATTTTTATAGTGTTCGGAATTGTGCCGATATACTCCCCTGCTTTATTGCGCACTTCACCCATCACCACCACGGCGAAACGGTTGTTTTTTAGTTTGCTAAACGTACCTTGAAGAATCTTTTTATAAACAATAAAAAAATTATCATGGCTCATTGTCGATAAATCGCGCTCGTCTGAGCTATAAACCTCTAAATCCGCATAAGGTGGACAAGTGAACACTAAATCAACACTTTCATTTTCAATATACGCATCCATATTTTCGCCGCTATCACAAAAATATTTACAAGGTAAACCGGCATCGTCAACCCGCTCTTGGTTTAAATCGGCCTGTTCTTTCCTAAGCTCAATTCCTTTGAACTGCATACCCAGAGAACCAGCAACATATCCAAACACCGAGTCACCAGAAAACGGGTCAAAAGCAACACCGCCGCGAGTTCCGAACCAAGTAACTATGATTTCAGCCATTGCAGGGTCTAAAATACTGACACCAGAATTAATACCACCAAGAACAGAATCAACATCGCCGAGTGTTCCCTGCCTGCTTTCACCTTTGTCTTTTATGCGCTCATGCCATCCGCGTTTTCGCTCCAGCCAATCGGCTTTTCTGGTATCTAAAATGCTGAACGGCGGCTGTATAAAGTTTTCAACCATGCTTCCAGCAACGCCATCGCTTAAATATTCTTCTTCCTCTTCAATTTCATCAAAAAAATCATCATCAAAGCCCAGCAAATCAATATCAAAATCCATTTCTTCCAAGCTTTCAATTTCAAGCTTGAGCATATCCATATCCCAGCCAGAATTAAGTGCAAGCTGATTATCGGCTATCACATAGGCTTTTTTCTGTGCCTCACTTAGCCCCGCTAAAATAATACAAGGCACGTTTTCTATTCCTAGCTTTTTAGCCGCCATTAAGCGCCCATGACCAGCAATTACGCCATTTTCTTCATCAATTAAAACCGGATTAGTGAAGCCGAACTCCCTAATACTGCTTGCAACCTGTGTCACCTGTTCATCTGAGTGGGTGCGTGAATTATTTACATAAGGAATCAGCACGCTTGTTTTTCGCGTTGTGTATTCGTGATTTTTAATTTCGCTCATTACTTAGCCGCCTTTAATGCCAAGCCCATAAGCTCGAATAATTGCTGATTGCCCGTCAATGATTCAGCCCCACCGGTTAATGCACATTTAGTGGAAACTTTAATATCCCCCGCCTTTACTTCGCGCATGCTTTTTATCTGTGTATCGCAAATTTCAGTAACAACCACAACTCGGCCATCTGGGTATTTTGTTTCCGTTATAATTTCTTTTTTATGCGAGTAAATACCGCAACCACCAGAAACTAACGCGATAAAAACAAGCACCACTGCAATTAAATATTTCATTCAGTTAATCCTCTATCTTTTTTAAAATAAGCCCAGCCTACTACTCTTACAGCAAGATAAACAACGCACCGTTTATACCAAGGTGCACCAAGTGCTTTCATCGCCTCAATAAGATATTTATCCGCTTTATGACGACTTACGTTTTGATGCAAGCGACTACGAGTTGAATATAAAAAGTCATGTAATACCGCCGCATCACGAATGCCCGCACCGTTATCATCAATAAACCACCGGAAGCATTTTGGTATCGTTGCAAAATCAGTTTTAAATCCAGCCGGTACCACAAAAATTTTCATATCGTTGGCTGTATAAACTAATCCATGAACTAGCGAATATTCGTTTTTACGGCGTTCTGCTTTAAGTATTAGGGGTGTTATAAATGGCATTATTCAGTTTCCTTTTTAAGTTTTTTATAAATCACTTTGCATCGCGGGTCTGTTCGTAAAATGTGCGACTGATGTTCTATTTCAGCCGCAAGGCGTTTATCTGTTAATGGCGATAATTCATGCCTTTTTTTAGCCAGCATTAAACTGAACGTGAATATGATTGCCCTCAAATATCACAAAGTATTTATTGCCTAATTTTTGCTGTAATTTACCCGCGATAATTTTTGATCTTCCTGCTAAAAAATAGCGCGTTCTAAAATCCAACGCATACCCAAAATAATGATAACTTCCAGCGCTATGCGTACCATCTAACGCAGATGTAACAACCAATTCCTTCCCATTTTCCTTCCATAACTTATCCGCTTCTTTCAATACCTTGCGCATTGGCAATTTAAGCCCTTGCATTATTACGCCTGATTTTATTTTCATCACTTTACTCCCTTACTTTGCGTTGCTTTTGTTTGCCCGTTGTACTGGCCTGTTATCGCATAGGACTGCGCTATTGGTACGCGTTTATTCATGCTGGAATTTCCATCATACAAGCCTTCTCAACATCAATGGGTGCCATACATAATTGCCTCGTTTTCAGCGCGATTCATTACCGTTCTCCAGCTATTTATTCCCACGGCGTTGTCCGATTTGCGCCCTCTGAACATGGCGTTTATTTTATTAAACCTAAAAATCTCTGTTATTCGCCGCGATTGACTATCTAAATTTACATCCGTATTGATGCAGAAAAATCGCTTCTTTCTCACCAGGCACGTCATGTGCATTTCTATTTTTACTTTAGATATTTGCACTGAGCAGTAACACAAATAAACGTCATGAAAACCAACAAGAGTAAAAAATTTACCGATTGCTATATCCTCACAATCTCCCCGCCCATTTGTTAGCGTTTCAATGGGGGATTGCCAATAATCGCGTGCTCCAAATTGCGCCATGTCAGTCTTATACTTTATTGAGCTATTCCAGAATTTATCCACCTCTTGAATTGTGACTGTGCCTGCTTTTACTCCGGCCCTAATTCGTTTAAATTCGCTTATTCTTTGCTTTGCCGTGCTTGTTTGCATTATTTAATACCCCTCTATTTAGCTTCCAAAAATCAACATTGCTGAATCTCTTTGCTCCGAGTTTGTTCGCTTAGGCCATCCGGTTAATCGTTTAAAATCAACACTATTTATTTTTCCTTGAGGCTTTATTTCTCTAAACCTAATATTGTTAAAACGACACCATTCAACAAATAGCTTCCCGACTTGATGGTTTGCACCAACTGACTTTGCAATCTTTTCACCCACCGATTTTGGTTGCCCTTTTCTGCCGTGAAAATTTGATTTAGAAATCAGCCAGCCCGCTTCGATTACCACCTGTATTTCTGAATCAAAACTATTCATCTTTTGGATTAAATCAAAAAAACCATAGGTTTCTATTTCCTTAAAAGTTCTATTTCGTGAATCCCACACTGCAAAACCGCTTTTATCCACATCTGGGTCTATACCTATGTAAATCATTTTATTTCCTCTAAATTAAATGGCTTTTAATAAGGCTGTTCAAAGAATTAAAAGGCACGTCATCATCAAAATATTGACCTGAGTTATTAACTGGCGGCGGTGCATCCTGTGGCGGTCTATTACTGCTCGGTGCTGTGCTTGATTTTTTACCCAGCATGTTCATGTGGGTTGCTATAATTTCCGTGCTGTACCGGTCTTTTCCATCGTTGTCTTGCCACTTTCGGGTCTTGATTCGCCCCTCGATGTAAACTTGCGCGCCTTTTTGCAAGTATTCAGCGGCAATTTCAGCCTGACGATTATGAAAAGTTACCCGATGCCATTCGGCTTCTTCTTTTTGCTCCTTGGTTTCTCGGTCTTTCCATCGCCTAGATGTTGCTAGTGTGATATTGGTTATCATTCCGCCATCAGGAAATGATTTTGATTCTGGGTCTGCGCCTAAATTTCCAATTAATGTGACTTTATTTAGCATGCTTATTTCCTATTTTTTAAATTAGTATTTCTTCTGATCTCAGCTATGCACGGCATACACTTTGCGGCCTGCTCTGAAACCCTAAAAAGGCTTATAACCGGCATTGTTTGTTGGCATGAAGCGCAATAGCTTTTCGCTTTCTTGGTGCGCATTGGCGGCGCTTCGTTCTGCGTTGCTACTCGATATTGCTCTAACAAATTAACGCCCTCAGAATGTCTAGGCTCAAGCCGTCTTGATGCAGAAATAAGCCCGCTCATTACAGCCCCCGCCATACCCGCATTTCTACAAATCTCTGATTTATTAGTCCCTGTTTTTTTTGCGATTACACAAACAACCTCAACCCAATCTACTAATTCTTCAATCATTTTCAGCCCTCTTAAATTTCACACAATTTCTAACTGCATCAGGATAAAGTGCTTTACTCCCTATTTTTTTAAATGCCGCATCCCATGCTTGCGGGCTTGGTTTTTTAGCTACATACGCATCAAAATCAATACATGAGCCGATACCGCTACCAAGCCCAACTTTGTCACGTGTAAACTTTGCGCATTCAGCGCAGGTTATTTCCCGCATAATTTTGTTATTGTCTTTATCGCCTTAGTGGTTATAATTACCGCAGGCTTTTTTTACGATTAGCTTTCATAAAAACCCACCGTTGATTCAGCCCTCCAGTGGGTTTTTTTATGACTGATAACTGATCGACAAAAATACTGACTATGGTTTTTGTTATTTGCCCATTTTTCAGCACTAGAAAACCTATTGCTGTTGATTTTTCTTGCTCAATATCATTCTGGATATTTATAATCTTCATTTTTCTCCCTGCGTAATCGCGCCTTGCGTACATTTGTGTCTGAACAACATCACCAATATTCATATTGAAGCCCCTATTTTTTCTGGTTGAATTTCGCACTCTTCTGGCGCTGGAACATTGAAAACTCGTTTTTTTATGCTTAACGTAAAATTCACTACCCGAACTGCCCGTAATGATCGGCACAATAAAAACTCCCTCCACCCTGTAATCCACTCGATATTCCCCCTGATTTATCGCAACCGCTAAAATGGCAGCCATGCCCTGTGTTATGCCTTGGCTGTGTTATCCCTTTGCTAATAATTATTAGCGCTTCATGTGCTTTTTTCTTTTCTGCTAGCCGAATTAACCTTGCTTCCTCGCTATTGTCATCGTGCTTATTATTTTTCGCACCAGCTAGTAACTTAAGCGGGTCAACAAGGTGAGTTGGTGATGGTAGCAATCCAGCTTTATTTTCAATCTCTATCGCTTCCGATTCTTTTCTGCGTTTTTTATCGAGGTTAGTTACTGCGCCAATCAATTCTGGTATGGCAGGCATAAAGCGAGGATTAACGTCTATGCAGTATTCATATCCGTCGATTATGTCCTCATTTTTAAATCTGCTTAATTTAGAGATCAGTCTTTGCTTAAACACGCCAGCAGACTCCTTGCTTGGGTAATTCTTTCGGTACTGACTCGGGTAATCAGCAAGCATTGCATTCATTAACGAAACAACAACTGATTTAGGCGTGTTCGACATGATCCCAATATTCTTTTGTGAAACATTCATCTTTATTTCCTTGTTGCTGGTAGTTTATTCCGGCTTGTTTTCCTGAATTTTGCTCTTTAGCGAGCCATTGGTTTATAAATCGAAGTATTCCTGACTTTGTTTTTCGTTTTGTTGGATTTGCAATAAGCCACGCTTTCATCTCTCTAAGTTGCTGCGTAACATCGACAGCCGGATAAAGTTCTGAGATTTCGTTAATAAAGTCCTGAGATACTGAGTGGTTTGTGTTTTTTGCATTTAGCGGTAAATCAATAATTGAAATTTCACCTTTCGGTCTTGAGCTTTTTAGCTCAGGACAAGTCTTTTCTTTTATGTCTGTATCTGTATCTGTATCTGTATCTGTATGGCTGAACGTTTGCTTAACGTCCGTTGAACGTTCGTTACTTTCTTGTTCAGCGTCCGTTGAACGTTCGTTACTTTCTTGTTCAGCGTCCGTTGAACGTTCGTTACTTTCTTGTTCAGCGTCCGTTGATTTTTTGGCATTTCTACTAGCCGCGCGAGCTTTTGCTGACGCTTTCCCTGCTTTTGATGCTTTAGTTAATTTTTCGCTTACCGCTAAAAGGTCATCTTCAACTCTGTTGTGAATTAATACCGTTTCTTGTTCAACAAAGTATTCAACGACCGTTGAACGGACGTTCAACCACTGTTCATCTGTGCATTTTGCAATCCGAGCTAATTTCTTATCATTGTTTGGTAATGGCTTTCCTGTTTGCCAGTAGTTCATCAATAAATGAAGGTATGCACCGCTTTCAATAACATCAAGATAAGCTGTGTCTGCTAAATAATCTGCAACATAAAGTTGCATATAGGGTAGTGCAGCCATGATTTAGCCCTCCTTTTGCCCTGCTGTTTTAAACGTCCCTAAGTTAGTCTGTAACTGTGGAAGAGTTCCATAGACCTCTTTTTTAACTAATACCCGAAGGTACTCGGATTTATTAAGGCCCAATGAATGAGCAAGGAAATTGAATTTATCGTGTTCATCCTCAGTAACTTTTGTTTTTATTTCGGTGTCATTAGGCATTTACTTTCCTTGCTTTTAAATTCTGCTCTGGAAAAAGCTCTTCAAATGTTGATTTCCCTGAAATTAAATAGCGCATCTTTGTTCGTTCGCTATCTGTTGGGGTGTAGCCAACATTTTTAGCTATCGTGGCGGGTCTTGATTCAGGTTTATATAAAATGCACTTTGCCGCATGAGTTGCGCAGTAACCTGAAAGGCTTAAAAATTCGATAAATTTCATTTTTTGTCCTTAAAAATAACAATAAATACAAGTTTACCAATCAAGTAAACTTATGCAAGTAAAAGTTTACCTATTTGTATATTTACCTTTCCCGTAAACCCTTTATTATTTATGAAAAATATGGAGGTCAATATGTTGCTAGACATCAAAGAAATAAGAAGAAATAATTTAATAGCGGCTATAAAAATAGCCGGTTCTGCTGCAAAGCTTTATTCGGTATCTGGTATATCTCCATCAGCAATAAGTCAGATGAAAAATGAAAGCGGTGCAAAAAGCATTGGTGAAAAAGTAGCTAGAAAGATAGAGGAGTCTTTAAACCTTCCTCATGCCTGGATGGATCAGGCGCACGACACCCAGAACATTCACGCCAACGTAGAGCCCGGCCCTGATATAGCAGGAAAAGTACCGTTAATTTCATGGGTTCAAGCGGGAGCATGGGCTGAAGTGATAGATAATTTTCACCCGGGCGATGCGGAAGATTGGATTGATACAACTGCAAATGTTAGTAGTCAGTCGTTTGCTTTGCGCGTAAAAGGCGACTCAATGACCAACCCACACGGAACGCCATCAATTCCTGAGGGAAGCATGGTAGTCGTTGACCCGAACGCACACTGCGACAATGGAAATATAGTGGTTGCAAGGCTTAATGACTCGATGGAGGCGACTATTAAGAAATTAGTCATAGATGGTGGTCAAAGATATTTAAAGCCCTTAAACCCTGCTTATCCTACGATTGCAATAAATGGGAATTGTCATATTATTGGTAGAGCCGTTCGGCTTGAGTTGGATTTATAGTAATTACAATTTGGAGTGTAATAAATGAACGATATTGAATATGCAGGATTTTGGATTAGATCAGGTGCGGCAATCATTGATACGATTCTATTGCTAATCATCATCATTCCATTAATGGACGCTATTTATGGCGATACATACTGGCAAAGTGATGCTACCATTTTAGGATTCTGGGACCTCATGTTGAACTACATTCTTCCCGCTATTGCCTTTGTTATGCTCTGGATTTATAAATCAGCAACACCTGGGAAGATGGCCACAAAATTAACCATTGTTGATGCCAAAACAGGCGGAAAACCATCTACAAAGCAGTTTATCATTAGGTACTTAGGCTATTACGTTTCGATTCTTCCTTTGGGCTTAGGCTTAATCTGGGTTGGCATTGATAAACGAAAACAAGGGTTTCACGACATGCTTGCGGGGACTGTTGTTATTAGAAGCACTAAGGCTGAGCCGGTTAGGTTTGAGTAAAATAAATATGACTTAGCCTTTTGGGGTAGCCGGTGTTGCGGCGAGTATTTTGAATGGAAAATAAATGAGAATTTATGACTGAAATAAAAAAGGACATTAAAACTTCTGAATCAGTATCACAAGGTCAATTTACCTATCAGCGTGATATTTTTCCTGTTGATATAGTGGATATATACCCGAGCGACCAAAATAGTGCCGACTTAAAAGTAATAGGCCTTGGGAGAAATGATAAAGAATACGCTATAAAACGCATAAATGATGGCACCGGTTTTATCCCTGCGAGCGAATTATTTTGCTATGAACTAGCAAAAAGAATAAATATTCCCACTCCAGAGTTCGATGTATTACGATTACAAGATGATGAGCTTGCTTTTGGCTCTGTATGGGAAGGCGGCGTTCATAAAATATCATATATGAATGAATTCAATGACATACTAAATGAAAATATTGTGGTCAATAACCTATCGACTTTCTTTGGAAAAGTTTATGGGTTTGATTTATTCATAAATAACATAGACCGACATCCTGGAAACTATCTGTTTAGACAAAGTTATAACTTTATGATTGCTTTAGCATTCGACTATAGCAGAGCATGGCTGGAAGTAGATTATTCAGGCTATCAAGCAATTGATGATAAGAAGTGCAACACTCAAACAACTGTTTTCCACATAAATAATTTCAAAAAAATAGACCTTACTCAATCTAAAATTATACTTGATGAGTTATCAAAAATAGATAAAAATGCCATAAAAGGAATCTTAAGCGAAATTCCTAACTCATGGCTGACAGAACAAAAATCTGAAGAAATCATTCAATGGTGGGGATCTAAAGAATTCACCGATAGAATTAACATATTAAAAGGAGGGGTTGGAAATGATTTGGTTTAATTATGCGTTAATACAGTACATGCCGAACCCAAAAAGAAGAGAAACCATTAACATTGGACTTATTATTTTTCTTAAAGAAACAGCAGATATAAGAATTACGTCCTCATATAGCAAGGTAAGGATTATTGATGGCAGTTCGTCTCAGTCAGATTTAAGCGAGTTAAAAGAATCTATGATCTCATTAACAAGGTTTGCACAGTCGCGCGATGAAGCACTTCATATTTTATCAAACATTGGGGCTGGTATATCATTTTCAAATATGGGGCAATTTGCCATAGATCATTTAAGCCAATATGATGCAAAAGCCTCGCGGCTTTTTGACGAACTGGTTGCACCATATCCGTCTAGAGAAAAACAGACCACTTCGCATCACAGGCTTAACACAAAGTTAAAGAGGAAATTTGAGACCTTAAATATTTTAGCAAAAGATGCCTCTGAGCTGAGTAAACATAAGATTGTACAAAATTATCCCATCAATGAAAAAATGGGGCTCACTGCTGACTTTTTGTTAAAAAATGGTAAGTTCCACCTATCTGAAGTAATAGACTTCAATGTTAACGACACCCAAAGTAAGTTAAAAGAAACATCGCTTAAAATGTTTACTTTTATGGAAGGAAGAAAAGCTCTAGAAGACGTTAACTGTTACTTTGTTTTCTCCGCAAAACACAATAAAGAACATGAACTTACTCAGCATATTAACCTTGCTCAGGAGTATAGCGATAAAATGTTCAACATTGATTCTGACAGTGATTTCAATCAATATATTTCCATGATTTCAGAGTTAACCCAAACAGATATTCCAATAATGCATTAAATAAAAATAATTCTAAAACCTCTTAACCGAGGTTTTTTTGTGCCTAAATATCACACCACCCCTTCCTTTTTCCACCGTGATACTCCCTAGCTAACCCTTGCTTAACTAAAGCCTCCCCCAAGTTCTTACCATCCACATAAACATCAGCAATAATCCTAAAATACTTCCCTCGCTTCATATTTCGCAGTTCAATTTGTTTAGCCTCTCTTAACATCGCCACCGTTGCTTTCTTAGCCGCCCGAGCCATATCTTTCTCTTTTTGGCATTTACCACGCATTTCAGCGGCATCAATACCATTAACTCGAATTGACATACTTTCCCCAATAATATCAGGCCACCCATCAATTGAAGCCCTGAATGTATCTGCATCATAGATACTACGCACCTCTGAAACAAAAACATTCCCGTAATTTTTACTTTTTGCTGATATGCAAAACGGTAAAGCTAACAGCAAAACAAACAGCATTGATTTCTTCATTTTTCACTCACTCCTAAGTTTAATAAATTTCATTATATCCGCCCTACCTGCACAGATCGCTCAATAAAAAAATAATCACCTGCCTATATAAAGAATCAAAGCCGCTTTATTGCGGTTTTTTTGTGCCCTAAAATTAAAGGTTTAATAAAAAGGTAAACTTTATTCTTTACTTTTATTTACCATTTAAGTAAACTTACCCCAAGTTATTAATAAATGTTAATCACTAACGAGGGCTGAAAAATGAACGCATCAATTGAAAATATACGCAATTCCGGACAAGGTGACTTCCTTCCGCATACAGATTGCGACCAGTTCGCATATTCAATAAATGGAAAAGAGATAGCTGACTGGCTACGTTCTGAGGGGTACAAAGTTGCATCAACTAGAGCGCTATCTAGGTACTCAACTGCAACAACCGAATGCGGCATGACCGTATCATCAAGCGGTTGTTGCAATATCGCTTAATCCTCAAACCTCCAACCGGCCTTCGGGCTGGTTTTTTTTGGAATTAAAAATGACTTATAACGAAGCAGTAAACCAAATTAAAGAAATGGGTATGCCATACGAAGCAGAGGAAGCAAGCTTGGAAGCTATCGAAGAATACAAGCCTGAATTTGATGCTGATGAATGCACGAATTGCGCTGGAACTGGCGAAGGACAGCATGACGGAGCAAGTTGCCAAGAATGCGGCGGCTCTGGGGTTGTATCGGAGATTGAAGAAGATTTCGACATGAGAGAGGCGGCTTAAATGAGAACCTACGCACTATACGAACACACAAACGGCGCAACGGTTAAACGTGGCGAGCTTAAAAACGAATTAACGGCTAAAAAATGGGCTTCAAAAAACAGTAACCGCTCAATTATAACCACTGATTCAACCGCTGAACTTTTCCATGCAGTAAATGAAGAGGCAGTATCTAAAAACTTTAATGAATTATGGGCGGCGGCTTAAATGAAAAATTACACAGTAAACATTGCATTTAAACGCGGCGCTGATTTTTCGGTTGAGCTTTTAGACCAAGCCAGCGCACAAGAAGCCAAAGCGAACGGCGTTTATATCGCAAGACAAAATGGTTTTAGAGCGGCAATTAAAAAAACATCTGCAACAGTTACAGGACAATAAAATGGACACTCAATTAATAGAACTATTTACACTCCCTGAATCATTACCTGCTGATTTTTTCGCTAATAAAAAATACAGCGAGCAATTAGAGTTGGCAATCAAAGAAACTGGAAGCCTAGTTTATGCGTTAGATGGTGATGGCGAAAAACGTGCAAAACAGGATGCAACCAGCATCAATAAATTTGCTAAATTATTTGATTCATTTGTTGCCGCTGAATATAAGGCGCAAACCGGCGTAATGGGGGAATGGAGAGCGGGAAATAAGCAAAGAATATCGGTACTGCTTGAGAATAGGCAAAAACTAATAAATCAATTTGCTGAAAAACGCGCTGAAAGGCTGGCATTCATTGAAAGCATTATTAACTTGCATCTAGCTTATGCTTGGAACGAAAAAGCTGTAAGGGTTGAATATCAGAATGAATTAGGGCTATTTGAAGCGGCAATAAAGCTTTCATCATTAACGCCTAAAGATGCAGTAAGCGCCCCAGCAAAACGCATAATTGACGAAATTGTATCGCTTAACAGCTCGCAACAAATGCTTATCGATGGGCGCATTATTGAGATTGAGAATAAATGCCTGCGCGCTGAAATTAACCCGCCATTTAGTAAAGAATATTTAGGCGATGCTTTGTTTAGCGATGATGAATTTTTTAATCAAAAACTCTCTGAATTAATCGGGCTTGAACTTAAACGCCGCGCAGAACATGAAGAGCGCATAAAAAAGCAAGCCGAGGCCACCAAGCAAGCTGAAATTGATGCCGCATTAAAAGCGCAACAGATTGAAGCGGATAAAATAGCCAGAGACAAAGCGCAACAGGCACAAGAAAAAGCAGTTAATGAAGCAACTCACCGCGCTAACGAACAGAAAAAACTAAATCAACTTAATCAGGAACAAGCGCCGGAAGCTACCGCCAAAGCATACCAAGAGCCAGCCAGAGAACCAGAAAAAGCACCGGCGGCTATTCCTCAAAACGGAAAGCACGCAGTAAGAATGACCATTGAATTTAATATGCAAATATCTGACAGGGTTTCAGATGATGCAGTTAAAGATTGGTTATTAAATCAACTTCCTGACAATCTTAAAGGTGCAATTTCATACGCTGAGGCGACAACATGTTAGCCGAGGCGTTGCCGGTATGGGATATAGAGCCGGACATTGAGGAGGAATCTGGCTTATCCCCTGCTCAGTGTGTTCTTTCTGGAAAGCACGGAATTGATATACCTAATGAGCAATATCACTCAATGGCTGGAATTAGCGGCTCAAATCTTGAGTTATTAGCGAACAGCAATAAGCATTTAGATAATAAGGTTTTATTTAATTTAGATAGAACTGATGCGCTGGTGTTTGGCTCACTGGTGCATACATTAACTTTAGAGCCTCACCTATTTTCAACTGAGTTTGTTATTTCACCGAAGTTTGATTTAAGAACCAGCGCGGGGAAAATTGATAAAGCCGCTTTTGATGATAAGCACGATGATAAAACTGTAATTAAAAACGAGGACTTTTTAAAAGCCTCAAAAATGGCGCGAAATGTTATAGCAATATGCGGCGATGTTATAGACCAAGGCAAAAAAGAACGCTCTTATTTTTCAGATTATGATGGGCTTTTGCTGAAAATACGCCCTGATATTTATGTGCAAGAAACCGGAGCTGATTGGGACGTTAAAACCATATCGCCTAAGAACCTAGATATGTCAGATAAAGCCCTTGAGCGCCATATTTTAAACATGGGTTATCACATCAGCGCAGGGTTTAGAAACATTGTTAGAAAATCGCTAGGAATGAAAACCGGCGACTTTTATTTTATCTTTGCTTCAACCAGCACGGGCCATCTAGTACGCCCGATAAAAATAGCGAATGAATGGGTTAGCGAGGCGGAAAACTATGTAAATGAGCTATTAAACACAAGGCGATTTTATTTAGAATCCGGCATCGATACCGGCATTAAAACCATCGACCGATCTAGCCGAAAATACGAAATTTAATTAAATAGGAAATTAAAATGAATAATCAATTAGCACAAAGAAAAAGCGAGTTAGCCCCTTTCGTACTTGGCTCAAGAAATCAAATCACCTCGCTTTTAGAAGATAAAAAAAAGGCTGATAAATTTATTGCCGCCGCCATGGTGATTGCTTGCGATAAATCATTAAGCAATTGCTCGCCCGACTCAATAACGCAAGCGCTTGTTGGTGTGGCAATGGCTGATTTAAGCATTGATAAGAACTTGGGCCAATGCTATTTGATTCCTTATGGTAATTCAGTACAGCTACAAATCGGTTACAAGGGGTTTGTGCAGTTGCTTTTTAGAGCGGGCTGGTTGGTTAAGAGCTTTCCTGTTTTTGATTGCGATACTTTTAGTATTGAATTTGACGGTTGGGACAATAAAGTTAAGTTCATTCCTGACATTGATAGTCGCGATGAAGGTAATAAAAAATGGTGCTATGAAAATCTTCGCGGTATTTACGTGGTGTCGCGACATTCTGATACGAAAGATGAGTATTCGCTGTTTGTTAGCAAGCAAGTTATCGAAAAGTTGCGCATGACATCCCAAAGCCAAAAGAATGTAAAACAACCTACTGGCGTATGGTCTGATTGGTATGTGGAAATGGCACAGGCTAAGGCAGTTAAAAAGCTGGCGAAAACACTGCCGCTAGGCGATACACGGGAAACAAAAATTATCAATATTGATGATAAAACTGATGCAGGAAACACTATTGATTTTAAAAAGACTGCAAATGATGAAGATGGCTCAGGCTTTATTATTGAAATGGATCCTGCGAATGAAAGTAGCGGTGAATTATCACTAGATGAAATCATAGTAAAAATTAATCAATCCGTCTCGATTGGTGAACTTAATCAGCTAACAAAATTAGTTGAAAACCTTTCTGAAACAGATACGGCGGCCATCCGTGATGCTTGGTCATTAAAGCTGAAAGAATTTAAGGCCATTGATGAAGCCAGTAAAAACCAAGCGCCCGATGTTAGCTATACCAACCAAATACAAAACGCTAAATCAATGGATGAACTAACCGCGATTCTCAATGATATGCCTGAATCAGCTCATATTGAATTATCAGATGTAATTGATAACAAAATGGACTTAATGCGGACTTAAAGCCCAATACAACCGCACTACTGCTTTATGTGGTGGTGCAGTTATAAAAACACAAGGAAAAATAATGAGAATAGGCATTTTTACACAAGATAATGTTGTATCTGCATTCAAAAATAAGCCGGTATTATCAGCAAGAGAAATTTCTGAAATACTGTTCGATGACTCACCAAAAAAGGCTAAATTGGCCGCGACAAAAGCCTTTCAATTACATAATGAAGGGGTGCTAACACGCCATAAAATAGGTGCTGATGTTATGTATTCACTACCTAATTTTGAAGGTTGTGCCGAAGATTATTTTATCGATAAAACAGGCGATAACCACTGCGTCCCTTTTCCTTATGGCAAGAAAATTATTGCAGAGCGGAATGCTTGGATGGAAAAAGCGATGCAGTTTTATGAAATTTTAAATCAAAATGATATAGGGGCAATGTTAAATATAAAAGGATTAAGAAATGAACGTGCTTAATGCGGATGAAGCCGCAAACTTTTTGCGAATGAATAAAGACGTACTTCGCAGAAAGGCCAACCAAGGCTTAATCCCCGGCAGAAAAGCGGGGAGATGCTGGATATTTATAGAAGAACATCTTGCGGATTGGGTTTCAGGTCGTTATCCTGAAAAACGAGAATTGCGAGTAGTTGACAACAAAAAACAGGAGGACATTAAATGTCAATCTACAAGCGCGGCGAAACATGGTGGATTCAAGTCACCGCAAAAAACGGCAGACGCATACAACAATCTGCTTCAACTAAAATAAAAAGGGAGGCACAAGAGCTTCACGACAAAATAAAAAATGACATGTGGAGGCAAAGTAATTTTGATGAAAAGCCCCGCCGCTCATGGCAAGAAACAGTAGTCCGCTGGCTTAGTGAGCAAGAGCACCGAAAAAGCGCAGGTGATGATATTAAATACCTGCGCTGGCTCAATACTTACTTAGGTGATGCTTACTTAGATCAGATTGATAGAGATATGATTGATTATCTAAAAGCTGAAAAGTTAGCTACTGGCGTGACTAATAATACAGTAAATCATACCTTAGCGTTTGTTCGCTCTGTACTTAATAGGGCCAAAGATGATTGGCAGTGGGTAGATAGTGTTCCATCAATAAAAATGCTGGCAGTAAAAAAAGCCCGTATTCGATGGATAACAAAATCAGAAGCGGAAATTCTATTTAGAGAGCTACCCGATCATCTCGAAGCCATGGCTCGATTTAGTTTAGCAACGGGATTAAGGGAGTCGAATGTTACTGGGTTACAGTGGGAACAGATCGATATGCAAAGGCAATGCGCTTGGATTCATGCAGATCAAGCAAAAGCAGATAAAGATATTGCTGTTCCACTTAACACTGAAGCACTAGCTGTTATTCGCGCTCAAATAGGCAAGCATCAAACAAATGTTTTTACTTATAAAGGTAAGACTATTTTAAAAGCTGGGGTTCGTGCATGGAGAAATGCTTTAGTCAGAGCGGGAATTGATAATTTTCGCTGGCATGATTTAAGGCATACCTGGGCAAGCTGGCATGTTCAAAACGGAACGCCATTAAATGCTTTACAAGAATTAGGGGGTTGGGCTGATGTAACTATGGTGATGAGGTATGCACATCTTTCGAGCGATCACTTGAAAGATTACGCAAAAAACATAGAAAACCCTACTGAAAATACTGTTACAAATTTACTACAGTTGAAAAATAATAGAATCTGAAACTAAGGTAAGTCTTTGAAATTAATGGTGGCGATACCGAGAATTGAACTTGGGACCCCAGGGTTATGAATCCTGTGCTCTAACCGGACTGAGCTATATCGCCACACGTTCTTTAGTTATCTAATCAACTAAAG